GTGCTTGAATATAAGTTCCACCATCGTAAGGTAATACTGATAAACCATTATATGCATCTTTGTTTTCCCACATCCATTCACCTACTGCTTTCCATTCATGTTCTCTAATAGATATTGTTGCAGATACATTATGAGAATTACTTCCGGTTCTATGTCCTGGCTTAATCCATTCTTGATGAACTTTTTTAACTCTCTCTAATAATTGAATAGGAGATTCAGTTCTAAAAATTGCATTTGCAGGAGCCATTTGAGGAATACCAATTACGGCTGTATCATGTGGTCTAAAATATTCATCTTCGATAAGTTCAGGATGGTTCAATACTAAATAATTATACATTGATTCATTTTTACCAACTCTTACTCTGCGAATATAATAATCGTTATGCCAAGCGTGAATACCACTACTTGTTCCTAAAGTCAATGATGTTGTTCCTGCAGGTTTAACTGTTGTTGTTCTTGCAGAATGATTGATACCTAAAATATCTGCTACTCTTGCATTTTCTACCTTTACAACTTTTGCTGCTTCTTTCATATCCATTTTCAAAACTGCACCACTACCGATACCTGTCATAGATACACCAATCAATGCATCCTTTTCAGTTGTTCTTTGCCAAATCGGTCTAAGATAATGGAAATCAGTATAACCTGCTTGCAATGTTCCAATAAATGATGCTGCTTTAACTCTTGCATTTAAATCATCCTGGTCAACCACATCACTTACATTCACTTCACATAAATTACAAAATTGGAAAGGTCTTAATGCAATCTCACAACAAGGATTAGTTCCCCAATCTTTATCATTTGATAAATAGATACCAGGTTCACCTGCTCCACTTGCTTCAATTCTTTTCCACAAGTCCATAAAGTATTCTTTAGTAATTTTATGTCTCATTAAAACTGCTGAGTTATTTGCTCTACCTCTTTGTGGATTTGTTTCCCACCATGCACCACTCTTAGAACTAATCATTTGTTCATCACTCGCACTAAACAAACTAATCAAAGCTGCTCTACGAATACCACCCGCTAATACTGCATCTGCAATATGGCAAACAATATCATGTACTTCAATTGGTTTTAATTTATCACCATCTTTTTTAGCATCAAAAATACCTTCAATCTTAATCAAACATTCTTTTAAAGGTTGAGGTCCTGGTGCTTTACCACCACTCGTAATTAATCGTGCACCTTTTGCTCTAATATCTCTAAAATCAAATTGAGGTTTACTTCCACCAAAGAAATATGATTTTACTAATACTGAAATACTATCTGCCCATCCTTCAATAGAATCACCAATAAGAAATCTACGTGTTTTAGATGCATTTGGTTTTCTAATTTCAGGTAATGCATCAACATGATGTGATTGTACTGAATATCCTACACCTGTTCCACCTAAAAGTAAAAACATAATTTCAGAAAATACTCTCCAATCATCAATCGGTGCAAATGCACAATTGTAAATTCTATTTGGACTCATCTCAATTGGTTTACCGGCGAACTGCATTGAACGCATTGATGGTAAACATTTTTTGTCATAAACGAACTTATAGTTTTCTCTGATTGCTTCTTCTAATTGTGGGTACGTTTTAATATGCATATTCATATTTCTCGTAACCAATTCTTCCCATGTCTCTCTCCTTTTTAATTCAGGTTGAAATTTTGCGTATTTCATGTAAACCGTAATATCCGAAAGGATTCTTTGTGAAATGTCCATTGTTTTTTGTAATTTTGTAAGGTTAATAAATAAAACTTTTTTCGATAAAAGTGTGAAATGTATTTATAATTATGGGTATATTCATATATAGCACCATTTTTTTAATAAAAAAATACACTTTTTTTCATATTTTTTTCCACATTGTTTTATATTTACTACCCCATATTTTCTATATATTTTTTATGTAAAAGTTTCTTTTCTAAGTTACCACCATTACTAGATTCTTTCTGTGTCATCACCCCATCTGCTGATGTTGGTTCGAATACATCTATCTGTCCAATCATTGTATCCATTTTAGCCGGGAAGGTTAAACCATCTGCTCCAAAACGATTTTTCATAACGTGAAATCTAGCAGTATTACTTAATTTATCTTTTGCTTTTCTACTTACACTCATAATGAAATCTGATGTCATTACTTTTGCATAAGAATCTGCGATTGAATCAGCTTGGATAACTTCAAAATCAATTGCTGAACGATTAGTTTGTGATGCTGTCCAAATTGGAACACCTAACTCACCACTCAATCCTCTGATTTCTTCGTACACTCCACCTAATTCTGCATATGTACTATCTCTTTTGTTTACAGGTTTTAACAAATCTGCATAATCTATGATAATTAAATCTGGTTTAAACCCAAATCCTTTGTACTTATCTAAATGTGCTTTGATTGTTTTAACACTTGCTCCTCTCGGCGGATAATATTTAACCATCAAATTTGCTTTGTGGTTTTTAAGTTTAGCTACAACCTCTTCCTTTCTATCTCTTAATTCATTAGAAGGAATACCAGTCATAATAGTATCGTATCTTGTTCCCGCGTAAATTTCGGATAACTCTAAAGTATAATGCATCACATTGTAACCTGCTCTTACTGCATCGGCTGCAATTTTACACAATACCCAAGTTTTACCAACTCCACTCGGTGCTACAATTACTCCTAATTCACCAGGTCCTAATCCACCATCCATTAAATCATTGATTGGTTTCCAACCGGTAGGTACTGAACTTCTCTTTGTAACTTCCATACGAGCTGCAATATCTTTATAGTAATCATGGCCTAAGTTGTTTTCCATTCCCGCTTTTAATGCGTTCTGAACTACAACTCCTATCTCATCCCAACTCTTTTCGGATTTGATTAGGTCTACTGATTGAAATATTGCGGCTTTTAATTTTTGAAACTTTGAGAATTTAATATATTCGGTTTTTACAAACTCCATATCTTCACTACCGAATACATCATAGATTTGTTTTATTCTTTCTATGATTTGCTTCTTTTGAGTATCAGTTCCCAATGATGCCAACTTAACTTTAAATACGTCTAATGTTGGTGCGGCGAATTGTTTTGCTTGATAATCTAATATCGATTCTACAATCCACTTATCTTGTTCACTCTCAAAATAATCTTTGTTTGTAATTTCAGAAACTTGATTAAGAAAAGGTAAATCCGATAATAATGCAGCTATGACTTTAGATTGGTATGATTCACCAAATTTTTCTAATGTATCTACTGCATTCATTATTTACTCTCTTTTTCTTTTGTTTCTTTCTTAGGATTTTTGTATTCTTTCCACTCCGATTTAGGAATAAATTTCCATTCACTCGTTGCGTTGTAAGCTTCTCTATCACTTACTCTAATAATGTTTCCTGTTTTGTTGCTCTTAAGACACTTCATAGGTTGTTTCCTCCATGTTTGTTTTTGATTATCTAATTACCATTAAGAGTTCTGACTCTCTTACTAGCATATATTTTTTACCTTCTAATTTAATTTCAGTTCCGTTATGATAAGGTGGAATAATTACCTGGTCACCTTCTTCTACTTTCATTGGAATTAATGTTCCACTTTGTGTGTAGATACCAGGTCCTACTGCAACTACTTTTACAACTCTAACATCTTCAGTTCTAACACTATCAGGTAAAATTATACCACCTGCTGATGTTTCTGCTTCTTTTTGTTCTTCAAATAGGAGAACTCTATCTCCCAATGGTTGTGCTAATCTTTCTTTGTTTGCCATTTTAATTTTATTTATGTAATTTTGCAAATGTACTTTGAATCCAACTATTAACATCACCGAATGAATTAATAGTTCGCATTCCCATTGCCTTTTTAATGAATCCTAATTTATCCAATTTTGCTGAATTATCCAAATATTTTTGGTTAATTGTTAATTTCTTATTAGAAGGTATATCTGGATCGGATAATTGCATTAGTTTAAAATTTCTTTCTACTAATTTTTTACCATCTAAAATCTTATCATAGAATTTATTTTCACTCTTACGTTGTTCACATAGTTCAAACATTTTATCTATGGTAAGTTCCGTTTTTGCAACCACCTCCGGAAATCTCTTAACAATAGTTTTAAGCCCACAACCAGGAATACCATCAATGTTATCGGACTTATCACCATCAAGAGTACGATAGACCATAAAATTTGAGGGATGAACACCATACTCATCCAAAACAAGTTTTGTATCGTAAACTTTCTTTTTTGTTGGGGAATAAACTGTGACTCTTTCATTTACTAATTGTAGGAAATCTTTATCGGCACTCATAATAACTGCCAATTCATCCTCTTTTAAAAGTTGTGATGCAATATAGCCCATAACATCATCTGCTTCGATGTTATCGTATAACATTATTTCCACAGGTAGGTACTCTAGCAGTTCGATTAAACCAATCATTTGTCGTTTCATAGATACACCCTCTTCTTCTTTGTTCATCAAATCTGCGTAGGCTCTATTCACTCTAAATCTATTGTTACCTCTATTTTCTTTGTAACCACTATATAAATCCTTTCTACTTTTAGAACCACCTTTACCATCAAATACAATAATACAACGAGTTGCATTTTGTTCTCTAATAGCAAAACCAATTCCTTTTAAGAATCCAACGATACCACCAATATGGTCTCCGTTATCATCCATAGTAGGATTTACTGTCCAACTTCTTATAAAGGTATTAAGACCATCAACAATTAATACCTTTTCTTTTCCTAATTGCTGATGGTCTTTCTCTACCTCGTTTAGTAACTTTTTGTATGTTTCGTTCATAAACCTTTATTCTGTTTCGATATCTGGTTCTGGTATTTCACCACCACTATCATATGTAATTTCATCCGGATCAATTCCTTCCTTCTTATATTGTAAGATTGTTGATTCACAAATCTTTCTATAAATTTGGTCTCTTAATTCATCCCTAACTCCCATCATCTGAATAAAATCTTTTGATTGGAATTTAATAACTTCACCAGTATCAGTGTCAATGTATTCGTACCATGCACCACCTTGCTTAACTAATTTGTTATCTTTCATCACCTTTAACCATCCACCGAAATTATCAATACCTCTATCAAAGAATATATCAAAATCTGCTGAACGTAATGGTGGTCCTAATCTATTTTTAATAACCTGTGCTCTTACTTTGATACCAATAATTCTCTCACCTGCTTTAATCTGTCCCATATTCTTTAAACGAATACGAACCGAAGCGTGGAATGCTAATGCTTTACCACCCGATGTAGTCCAAGGGTCACCAAACATCACACCTAATTTTTGCCTAAGTTGATTAGTAAATACAACGGAGATTCTTTGTCTACCAATTACATTTGTAATCTTTCTCATTGCTTTTGAAATGATAATTGCCTTATCAGTTGCGTAACCATCTTTATCATAATCAGCATCCATCTCCTTTTTAGTTGATGCTGCTGCTACTGAATCGACTACGATTGTAACTAATCTATCCTTATCACCTTTACGAACTTGCTCAATGATTGTATCAATTGTTTCAAAAATATCCTCAACTGTGTCTACTGAAACGTATAATAGTTTAGAAACATCTACTCCAATTGCATCAAAGAACTCTCTACTTACCGCTGTTTCAGTATCAATTAATACTGCTACCCCACCTTGTCTTTGCGTTTCCGCTAACACGTGTGCTGATAAAAGTGATTTACCACTTTGTTCTAAACCGGTGATTTCGGTAATTCTTCCTACGGGTAATCCCCCATAAGGTCTGTTCGAAATTGCTACGTCTAACATTGCTGTTCCAGTAGAAACCCAACCTGGTACATTGGTTGGGGCTCCATCGGAATCATCATCCAAGAAAAAAGCTACCTTTTGGTCTTTCCACTTTTTGTTAAGACTATCGGCAATTTGATTTGCTAAGTCTACTTTTGCCATAAAAATTATGAGTTAAATAAGTCATCAAATGCTGCTGCCACATCCACTTTAGGTGCCGGTGCTGCTGTCTCATCATCCCAAGGTAAATCATTTGGTAATGAACCAATACCTACACCTGGAATTTCAGTCAATTGTTCTTCAACTTTCTTTGGTTGAGGAGCTAATGTTTGTTGAGTTACGGAAGGAGTTGGATTTTCTTCTTCAACTGCCGCCGTTGGATTCAACCAATTCTCTAACACAGTCTTTAATTCTGCATAAGATAATTCTGAATAGATGTCTGTAATATCAGTTTGCTCATCTAACAATTTAGCCGCAGTTGCCGGAGTATCATGTAATAACGATACATTTGGTTTTACTCTAATTCGAGTTTCAGGATATGTTTTACCTGCTTCCTCTACGATTTCAATAACAATATCTCTACCATTTGTTTCATCGGTAATATCGCCGTAATCAGGATCAGCTACGATAGCTAAAATCTCTTGATAAACAGTTTTACCAAATCCCCAAAATTTAACACCCTCATTCTCTTGTCCTCTTACGACAATTGGTGCGAATGTTCTTAACTTTGGCTCCATTTTCTTACCCGCTTTCCAATTCTCAGTATCACCTAATTTCTTAAGTTTTTCTGCGAACTCTAAAATTGGGTCAGGTCTTCCAAAAGAAGCTGGACTCAAATAAGTTTTGTTGTTAATGTTGTAGTGAAATAATAATTCAATGAAAGGATTTTCCTTATTGAATTTGTAAGGTACGATACGAACTTGGTACTTTCCAGGTTTGGTTTTCCACAATGAGTCCGTTTTCTTCGAAGTGTTTTGCAACGAATTAAGACGTTGCTTGATTGCATTAATGTTCATGCTGTTTTGTTTTTAAGTTTTAAAAATTTGTTTTTAAGTTTTAAGATTATCGCGATTTAATCTCACGTATAAATATC